ATCGGAGATGATCACCAGCATCTCGCTTCTCGTCGCGAGCATCGCGGCCCTCATCAAGGCGGTTACCGGACTCGTCAAGGAAATGAGACGGAAACCGAAGAGAAAAAAGTGAGAAAGGGTTCCGGCCAGTCGTAGGGGCCGGAACCCCATACCTCCGATTATGTCATGGGACATCATGAAGACCGAATCGATAGTCAGCGCGGTATTCGCGCTCGGAACCGCCGCCAGCGCATGGTTCGGCTGGCCGTTCGCGCTCACCGCCGGATGCGCCGCCGTCAGCGCCGTCTTCGCGCTCATCGCCGGAAGAAAGGGATGACATGGGCATCGAATACATGAGCGTCACCGACGTGGCCAAACGGCTCGGCATCAGCACCGCCGCGGCCAGCGCCTACAAACTACCCCAGCCAGACGCCACGATCGGCCGCACGCGCGGCTGGCTGCCAGAGACCATCGACCGGTGGAACGCCAGCCGCCCCGGCCGAGGCGTCGGCGGCGGACGTCCACGCAAAAACAAGAACGAATAACAACATACCCCGGCGCCCGCATACCGCGAGCGCCGGGGTCTTCTGTCTCATTCATGAAGTGAACGTCGCGCGTTTTGTCGGTCTTCTTTCCCCGGTTCGCGTTCGGTGCGTTTTTCCTTGTCTCGGCTGCTTCTTGACGCGATCGGCTCGAACAGGTTGGCGATTATGGTCGCCACTGGAACCGCCAGGAAACCAAACGACCATGGACTCGACGTGGCCAAGAACGATATGAAGCTCATCAGCAATGCGACTGCGAACAAACCTGCGCTGACCCACATGCCTTTGCGGCTCTGATCTATCTCCGCCTTGACGAGC